GACTATAAAAGTGATCTATCTTGAGGATAGACTCAACAACCTGTCCCGCCCCCTGGCTTGCTTGTTTGAGTAGCTTCGATGGTGTATATTGACTTTGAAACATAATACCTACCTTTCTTTACTTCCGCCAAAGATCCCGGACACGGCGTCAACTATGGATCCCCCCGCACCGATTATGGATTTATAAGCTTTTTCCCAACCGTCATCCTGAGATTCGTACATCTTTTGTAATCTGGCATTCTCATAATCAATCTGTTTGGTTAAGAATGTAGTCTGTAGGTTCATTTGATCAAACTGACCATTCATATCATCCTCCTTGTTCTTCCATTCAGCCATGAGATTATCGTAGTCTTGAACTGCCTTATCCCGCATGGTTCCACCAGAAAAGACTGCATTATCAAAGGTTTGATTTGCTTCATCCTGAAACATTTGGGTATTAAATACGGTATCTCTGAGCTGGTGATCTGCCGAAAAAGCCTTCTCGTTGATATCTTGATCGATTCGACCAAGTTGGTTAGACCGTACGGCTTGGGTCGTTCCGGTATTTTTAACCCCGGCAGCCCCGGCCTTATTGAGAGATGAACCTTCATAGATTTCTCGATCGGTTTTCATATTACCGATATCCTGAGCTAATTGATGTTCATAGGAAACGGCAATATTTTTATACTGTTGTTTGGCCTGTTGTTTTGATTGCGAATAATCAAGAAAAGCGTTTCCCATAAGATTGTTAGCTTCACCGATCAAGAAATTTCGCTGTTGTAATCCGATCAACTTAGATAGTTCTGAATCTCTAGCATAGGAATCAAGCATACTCTGCTTCTGCAACGTATTACTTGCGTTACGATAGGTTTTCTCACGGGAGTTTTTATCTTGCTGGTATTTTATCTCGTCATTTTCTTCATCGATACCTAACCAGGTACCAAGGAAGTCAAGTCCTGCTTTCCCTATCAGAGCAGCACCGAGTAAAAACGGTATCATAGTGCTTCCTGTATGATTTCAATCTCTGGAATGAGGACAAGGATCGTAAGGGGATGCGTGTTGTTTGAAACAATCCACACCCAGGAATCGGTCGTTGAATCACCGAGAAAATCGATTTCCAGGTTTCCGGAAAAAAGTGTAGTGTTCACGATATCAGTCAACAAAACCGTGTTTGCATACCCGACTTGGAAATCCCGGGAATCAAGCACTCGGGCATGAACTTTAACGATCCGGGAAAGTTTGGCAAAGGTCTGAGGTTCAATTCGCATGGTCTGCATCTGACAAGTAAAGGGAATCCCAATATATAACGGATATCCGCCATTCCCGGTTGAAGGATCTGGAAGATAGGGGTTTGAAGATGATGGTCTTCCGGTATCAGGATAATACGTATCAGTATACAAGGAATGCCCTGCGGTATAGATGGATTTAATTGTTGGTACAAGAACTGATCCGGTGTTAATCGTACAGGCTTCAACGCAATCCATATATACCGAAAAGCCATCGTCATAAAAGATTGGATCAAACAGGACAAGGCTTCTCACGCCGCTTGCAATGACTTCATGGATCGCAAATATCCGGTCCTCATTCCCGACCCGAGTAACGGCTATGCTGAGGAACTTTGTACCGGTAGCGGGTATCCATACCGTCCAGGCGGACACCCCTGCGCTTTTATTGTAAGTACAACAAGCCAGGGAACCATCGGAACGCAAGACCAGGAGCAAGGGTTCTGGAACTCTGGTAAAAACGAAGTCATCAATACCCTCCTTGGTAATGTGGTCTGAAAGAAAGGTTAAATCCGGTGCATGGTAGGCACCCATAGAATCCTGATAGTAATATTCCCGGATCTTTCTGCCTTGCTGGATAAAGAGGATTGCATCATCAACCATTTTTGCTTGGATCGGTGAACTACCGTGTTTGGTGTGCTGGATTGCATAGATATTATAAGGGCTGATATCTCGACCGATTACCCATTCAGAATGAGAAGAGAAAACGATTAAATCCTTTCCGGCTGTTAAAGACTGGATTGTCTCTGATTCTGCACCTGAGAGCGTTAGATTAAAGGCGTGGGATTCATCGATGATATTACGTGAAAAGCTCTGGGTTTGATATTGAGGGATTTCTGGATCTACCCACAGGTCAGGATCAACCAGGGTGTTGAGGGTGTAGTCGATGGTATCATAGATCACATGAGATTCATACTCAAAGGGCTTGGATGCCCAGATCGTTTGAGGCTCGTTGATGGTTCCTGCCCACCAGAGCCGACCATTAAAGAAGGCAACACAACCCGGATAATTATCAGCACTTTCAAAAACCTGATCTTCACCCTGAACCGTGGTAAAGGATACTTCGGAGAAACTGAAAGAATTTGAGCTCGTATTGACTAAACAGGCCGGAGCGTGGTTTTTCGCAGCAATATATAAACGGTTTTCAACCTGGGCAAACTGCAAATTCTTTGTTTCTGACGTTGTATAGCTGGTCTCCACATAAACAGTAGAACCAGAAAACCCGTTACCGTCTTGATCCACAGCATAGATTTGTAATTCTTGATGAATAAAACATAGTAAGTATACACCCATTTCAGTAGTAAAAGAATATAATCGGCCATCTCCAACAGATAGAGTTGAAAGATATCGACTGCCGGGTCGTTTCGTGATGCCTCCATGGCTCATAATAATGAAGTTCTCTAGGACCTTTGCGCCCTTCATATACAAAGGCAAGTCAATCCTGCCTTCAAGTTTTGGTGTCAGTTCTCCTGCGGTAAAGTCAGTTAATGGAATGGTTATATTCATCTTAGATATTATCCCACTGCGTTGTATCCTCGGAAGTATCAATCTCCTCGATGGCGTTAATCAGCTTCGCATGGTTAATTGCAAGCATATATTTTTGAAACATAGCGCTTGAAAGGGACTGTTTGCCGGTGAGAATTACGGCTATTTCCGAAGCAAGTTTGTTGACGATCGCTTCCTTCAATAATGGATGCCATAGTGTATCGTCGGTCTCTTGTTTGATATACCGGACAATACAGGACTCAACATTGGTGTAGAGAAAGGAACCCTCGATCATAAACTCAATTGTTCGATCATTATTAATGTCCAGGATTCTAAGACTATCACTCGGAAGATCATACTGATACTGGAACAGCGTATTATTATCAGGTTCAGGATCAGGAGCAGCCAGTTCTTCCCGGGCAATTGCACAGTTCCAGGGATAGGAAACTAGTATTTCCGCGATCACTGAGGCGTAAAACTGATTACAAACCAAGGCGTTTTTTTCTGCACTTGCAAGCGAGGAGATGGTGGTCATTTGACCGATTTTTTTAAGAGCTGCGTTACAAATATCGCTGTCAGCCATGCCTAGTCCTTATGAAGGGGGAGCCGGTGATCCAGCCCCCCTCATTTCTTAAATTATTCTTCGATGGTCTCATCCGTATCAACATCATTCTCCGGGGCCTTTTCTTTTTTTGCTTTATCCTCGGTTGCAGGATTTCGACCCTTGCCTTCCTTGGCCCTGATCTCTGCCTTTTTCCGTTCAGACCCGACCTTGAGGCGGTCACCTTCCGGGACTTTAACCGGTACAAAGTGATGAGGGACAAAGGTCTTGGGATGGAACTTTGCAATTGTTCCAGGCTCATAGAGTATTCCATCATGAAAGCATTTTGAAATACAAATATATTCGTTCATTCTTATGCCCCCAGGTGTAGATCAGCATCAAAGGACCCGCCGGTTAATGCCGCAGTTCCTATGGTATACACAACCTTCGTATATCTAAGAAGCCCATCTGGTAATGGCGTCCGAAGAATTTGCTTTCCTGCCGTGAGAGCGGAAACAGGCCATGGCTTGGTCTGGAAGATCATTGTCCAGTTCGTAGCATCCTCCGAAGTCTGGAACGAAAAGGTCACGGTTGCAGAACCGCCGGACGTACAGGCATCGACTACCCGGATATCAAGAAAAATCGAAGTACCCTTTCCGATGTCAGCATTAACCCGGCCATGATCAAGGACATTTGAATTATGACCAGCAATGGTGGTTTCTGCCTGGCTTTCCGAATATATTAAGTTATTATCTAATATCATACTAAATCCTCCTTAGCTGATCGCTGTTTCAGTGGCGAGTAGTGAATCACATTTTTTCACCGGGACACCCCAGAAGTGAGTGGTTGGTTTACCATACACTTCGGACGAGGTATAGGCGACGTTTGCCTTATCCTTGGCGTTAATATCCATCTGGTTTTTAACAGCCTTTGAAACATAGATTACTGCGCCTGCGCCGTTACTCGGGAGATTATTAAGAGCGGTGATCAAATCGTCTTCGTCAAAGATATTTGAAGAACCCGATGCCTCGATATTGGCAATCCGTTGAATACACCGGTCATCGTGAATATACATCCCTGCATTAAGCTTGAAGTGAGTCCGGTAAATCTGGAATTGCTTGCCGGTGGTTAATACTTTGGTCTGTTCCCCGAGGTCTCTCATTTCAACACCATAGGTTTTAGAACCCTTTGGATATAGGAGGTGCACCTTTCGGGCTCCCCACTGGACAATCCAGATTGAGCAGGTATCTGACCCGGTACCACTTGCACCGATGACATTTGACAAACTAGTAAGATTATACCGCACTGAAAGCCCATTGAAGCTTGCCGGGTCATTTAAAAGTGATCCGTAAAACAGACCGCCCGCAAACTGTTGACTGAGACCTTCAACATGGGCGACATCTTCTTCGGTCCTAAACCGTCGTGGATTACCTGAGATATCAACTAGATATTTATCAACATCGGAGTAGTCCTCAAGGAGTCCGATCCCTTCGGTGACCTGGTTGGTCTGGGAGGCAGTCGGGTTAATACCTTCATTGATTTTTCGCCAAGTACCCGTAGGAAGTGCGACCCGTCTAGTGCCAATATGGTTGGTGACCCCATTGGCCTCTACCCATGGGGCATCCTGTAGAATTGGATTATCCAAAGCAAGGTTTTCGGCGATTGCTAAAAGAGTGCCATTTGCTGAACGTTTTGCCAGTTCAACAAGTGAAAGCTGACCGTACGTGTTTATTGTAGCCATAAATAATTCTCCTGAATTTTGTTATTTCAGAAAACAAATTACTGTTTCAACGAAGGATAGCTAAACATTCCATCATTATCGTCCGTACCATTATCGGCCCCGGTAATGAGTGCATCGTCGGAGATTGCCTTTCCGATCTTAGCAAAGATCTTTGCAAAATCAGCATTATTACCAAGCCCTGACTTTTTAACAAATGAAATAAATTGATCATCTGCAAAGGTTTTAAGGCCCCTACCCATGAGTGCCATGTTTTCGCTGTACTTCTCGCCCCAATCTGCTTTCAGGTTATTTTCTGCTTGTGACAAAGCCTCTTTTCTGGCTGTTACCAAAGAAGCATAGGATTCCGTTTGTTTTCCCATAAGCCAGTCATAGATTTTTTTAGCCTGGGACTCATTGAGACCGGAAGTAAAGGCTTGAGTCTTGAAGTCTGTCTCAAGGGTCTTGTCAAAGCTCATCCCTTCGGGAAGATTAGGAGCCTTTAGAGTGTATCTGTCTGCTGTTTCCGGTCGACCTAACTGGCCGTAATACCGGGAAAGTTCGTCATCAGTTGCATTTTCTCCGGGCATCTGGATACTGTTTGAACTCTTCCTTTCAAGCTCCATGTAGCTTTTTCCCAAGTCTCCAATAGTCTTAAACTTGGTTAGACTCTTCTGGTCTTTTAGGTCGACTGGCAATTGAGCCATCCATGCCGGTGGTGCCGTCTGATTGTTATCTCCTGATGCTCCACCAGGATTATTATCCTGATTGGCATTAGTTCCTTGATCTCCGGGATTGCCTGAAGTTCCTCCGTTCGCAGGGTCGCCCCCGTTCTCGTAGGCAGAACTTAACAGATCCGCTTGGTTACCATCCACTAGAGTCTCTCCTTTTCGCTATCCGGGTCTTTCCGGTCCGGCTTATACAGTGGCAGTTCAAACATTTTTTGAACCAGCCTAAAGCCGTTGATCTCGTGCATAATGCCGATATCTTCAAGCAACCGAATAGCATAATTTTTTAGGTGGATAGACTTCTCTTCCACCGTTTCATCAAAAAATGATAAGTCAACCAGCATATAATAAAGCACCTCTTGGCCTTCCGGTGAGCTGAATACATTCCGGTATGTCTGGCGTAGCTCTGAGATTTCTGCATTTTCTTGAAGTGCCTGGTGTAGTCGGATCATCGGCCCCCTCCGGTTCCTTGGCTTTGATAAGCTGCTATTTCATTCATCTGGTTGTTCAGGTGTTCCGCTGGACTGTTTGATTCAGGTGCCTTAAGGCCCTTGTTGTAGACCTCCATAGCCTGCTGCTGTTGCATCATGGCCATTTGTTGCTGTTCCTGTTGTGCTCTTGCCTCCCGGATCTTTTTAATTTCGTCAAGCTCTCTCACCGCTTTTTGTGGCATACCATACGCATCCATAAGCTGACGGGTTACTTCGTCCATGTCGACGTTATCCAGGATCTCAGGTTTGACTTGTAGCAGAGGTAGGAAGGCCTCCATGGACTGCATCACGCCTTGACTCTGGTGGTATTTCTTTTGAGCTTGAGCCAGGGGGCCTATAAACTCAATATCGAGGGTTTGTTTCTGCCCGGTCATGGCCTGGTATTTAATAAGGGATTCAGGAGGATATGGAAGCCTACCGGCTCTGTGTTCTACCTGGAAGACTGTTTCAATCAGTGGATAAAGAAAGTCAGTATTCAGCCTGCCAACGATTGCTCCAAGAACCGCCGCCTTTTCTCCCTGTCTCTCAATAACTTCCCGGGCGGTCATTTGTCTGTCCATACGTGAAAGCATGAGA